TGAAATTGTGGATTTTGTAAAAACATAGGACTTGTAGCTAAAGTTGCAAGAGGGCCAATCTTTTTATTGAATATTTCTGCCTCTTGCATTTGGGGCGCGTATCTAGCAGATACTTGTTGTTTGTAGTTTTTTAATGCATTCGATAGCAAATGATTAAATGGGCTTGATTCCTCTGGAGATACTCTCCGAAAATCCGGCATAGTAAATGACATTCTATTCTCCTAGAATAAAAACGAGCTTAGGCCGCCGAGAATATTCCCGAATGCACCACCAGTATTCTGGTTTTTCTGAGCTTGGCCTTCGTAATTGAGTTTACCTTGGGCAGCTAATGCCTGGCTTATCATGTCTGCAAATGACGATCCCGCTTGTTGACCCTGATTAGCCATTCCTTGTGCTCCTTGAAGACCTTGAGAGTATAAATTTCCAGCTCCATTCATATAATTATAGTAATCCTGATTTGCTAAATCTGTCGCCAATTGCATATTTTGCTGCGAATGCTGTGGACTTCCAAACATTCCGCCAGCATTAGCTTGATGATTGGAACCCTGCAAAGCTTGTTGCATAGCAAATTTAAATCCAGGAGATTCATGAAATGACTCGCCGATTTGATTGAATTTTTCACCAGGATTATTCATCAATTCGCCATATTGCTCTTCAAGTCCAGGTAATTGTCTTTGACCAGCTTGTTCCCAAGGCTGATAATGCTGTTGCGTCTGTCCAGGGATTTGACCAATATATTTATTAGCTACATCAGCAGGATTATTGTGATTACCAAATAAACCATAAGCACCAGCGCCAAGGGCCGATCCCCCTAGAAGTTTCTGTAACCAAGATGAGTCCATAACACTGTCCTTATGTTTAAATTTATTTAATATCGTACCACAATTACGAAGCGGTGAAACCCGTGCTTTGTTGGTTTAGTATCGACCAGGTTGTGTTTGCAACCGTACATATTAAGACTAACAAATCACTATTATTCGTGCTTGCAAAACTAGTGGTGTATGTATTCCCATAGGCTTTAATGTTAGTGCTAGCACCAAGATTGGCCGTCCACGCAGCTCCCTGTCCAGCAATTCCAATTTGCGACCCAGCTGCAAAAGTGGTAGGCAAATTAACGGTTGTAGCTGTTCCATGTGTTAAAATATAACCATTGCCCACAGCAGCAGTAATTGTTGCATTAGAATTAGCTGCCCATGTTAATCCTGTACCACCTAAAGGCGCTGCCCAAGTTGCATTGCCTGAGCTATCAGATGTGAGAACATACCCTGCTGCAGCACTTCCAAGGTTTATTGTTAATCCCGTGTTGGCTACGCCAGTACCACCCCGCGCACCACTCAAAGTTCCCGTCCATCCGGCTGTTATAGAAGTTGCTTGAAGCAAAGCTGTAGCTGGCGTTCCACCTAAAGTCAAAGTAACATTTGTGTCATCAGCCTTAGTGAGCGCAGCTGGCGTTGGTAATTGCGAAGTTGTTGCGAGCGTTCCAGAAGTTGGAAATGTCACGCTAGTTGTATTTGTAAACGTAAACGTAACGCCATAGGCTCCAGACGTCGTTAAAGCCCCAGCCGTTGTTAATGCACCCCCTAAACTTAGCGCATAACTACCCCATGATGGAGCGGCTGTAGAGCCACTTAAGAGAGGTAGGTTTGCAGTGGCGGTTCCAGATAGAATTGCTGCGGCTGTTGAGGTGCTATAAAATATGCCGCCTGTGTTAGCTGTAAGATTTGCGTTTGTACCACCATTAGTCAGGGTCAATGTCCCTGTGAGACTTAGCGTATGGGAGCTTCCTAACGTTGTTAACCCCGTAGTTCCGCCATTAATAGTAATGACACCACCACTAGGAGTTGCGCTGCCAGAATCGCCGTCTATGGTCGTTATAGAGCCTGTTCCTGGATTAGCAGCCCAAGCAGCATTACCAGACACATCTGACGTTAGAACATATCCACTCGTTGCGCTGCCAAGATTAATGGTTAAACCTGTATTAGCAACTCCAGTGCCCCCTCTTGCGCCAGACAGTGTTCCTGTCCATCCGAGTGTTAAAGATGTAGCGGCAAGTAATGCAACAGTTGGCGAGCCACCTAATGTTAAAGTAACGTTGGTATCATCCGATTTGGTTAATGCTGATGGCGTAGGTAATTGACTGGTTGTCGCCAATGTTCCGCTTGTTGGGAATGTTACGGATGTAGGTGCAGTCATTGTAAAAGTACTGGCAAATGCGCCACTTGTTGCGAGGCTTCCACCTAAAGTTAGCGTATTGCTTCCATTATTGACACCTGTTCCCCCATAAGTCGGCCCAACGACGCTTCCTTGCCAGGTTCCGGTTCCTATTGTTCCAAGTGTTGTGATGGAGCCTTGACCAACATAATCAGAAGCGATATCAATAACGGGGTTTGCACCACCAGTAGATGTAATACGATGCGCTGTTCCAGATACACTACTGACGCCGCCTCCACTTCCTGAAGTTAACTGCGTCCATACAGCCGTTCCAGCAGCTCCTGCGGTCGTGCAGATATATAATGCTCCGTTAACAGTGTCATAACACATCCAGTTTAAAACACCTGCTAATGTGGCCACTGGAGTTCCAGCGTTAACAATTGTCATCTGGAATGGAACCCATTCAGCAAGCGTTACATTTCCCGCATTGTTCTGAGCAACTACAAATTGATTGCTATTGTAGGTTGTAGTGTCAAAAACTGTTTGACCGCTGATATCTGGAAGTTTAAATGTTAATGCGTCATATGTGCCGCCGACATATGACGTGTATAAATTTTGTATGGTTGTCATATTTGCGGCTGACAATGGAGGGAATATTATACCTTCATTTTTATAATTACTTTGTAGCGATTGAGACAATTCACCGAAATACAATTCCCATAAATGGGTGAAATTTCCGTCTTTTTGTACTGCTGGACTTTCCCTTGGTACGTCAGGAAAGAGTGATTGCATTCTGCTGTTTGCCATTTTATTCCCTGATATGTGCAACGCCCTGAGTTACCACAAATCGACCAATTCCCCAAAATGTGAATTGTGGAACGATGTCATTTGAAACACCACCTTGCCACCAAAGCAGTCGATTCTTCCTCACACCAATAGCAGGCAATTCATAGCGTACTTGATTTCCAAAAACGGCCCCACCATCGTAAGACAACGACAAATCTACCGCAGGCGTTGTATTTATTAGCCCGCTTCCCTCTTGCAAGACTAGATAATATCCATCTTGCGTTACAAGAAAGAAATTATCTTGTGTAACCAACCCCACATCACCAGATGATTGAACTTGATAGTCCGTTTCTCCTGATTCAATAGTAAACCCAATGTCAATTAATCGAAAATAATCCTGCTTTGCTGATCGGATATTTTTACATATTCTAACCCGTGGAATAATGTACGTTCGCAAAACAGGTGTTGGAGATGATTTATCATAATCCTGAAATGTTGTAAAAATAGTGTCAAACGCGAACATGTTTCCATTGTTGCGTGATATGAAATAATATTGGTTATCATAAAAAGCTACATCGCTAGCTATAAAATAATTAAAGTTTTGGTCACAAGCGTTATAGAATTTTTTCGTACTGATATCATAGAACAATGAAAGATTGTCACTGTAAAAATTGATGTGATAGAACAAGTGCCCATCTTGACGATAAAGAAACGCCTCTGAATCTTGTGGATTTTGTAGTTGCGCAAAAAGATAGTCTATACCGTCGGTTGTAATCTTTTCAGGTTCGCCACCGGTCGTTAAAAGGATAATTGGGCCTGACTTTTCATTTTGTCCGAGCCATACAACAACCTCATCCATGTAGGCAACGGTTGCTGGTGATAAACATCCGTAATCGATATTGAACTGATTGTTGCGTTGATACGGAAACAACTGGGCGCCTACATCAAACCAAGCTTCGGTTACTATGCGACCCATAACTAGAATCATATTGCCTTTTGACGGAAATCTCACAATTGCTTGCGTATTATCTGGTTTAGTTTCAAGGGAACCTACGTATGCAGCAGTACTTGGCCAACCAGTGCCTGCACCGCCAATATCAGAACCTTCATTTGATTCTGATAATCTCCAAGTATTATTAGCTACAGGTTGCTCTCCATCAGTGTAATCATTTGACGCTGCACAAAGAAAATAATTATCATGAAATGATATGTATCCTGGCGTAAAATTTATTTTTGGAGTA